CCGCAGACGAGACTTTCCTGACGATACCCCCGCCCGTGTACGCTGCATAGCCAGACGAATCTAAGCCGACAAGCTCAAACGTGTTTGCACCCGTGTTGACGGCGGCAATGGTAAATTCCCGCTCGTTTATTTCGGTCATGCCCGTGGCACTGTTGATAAAAACGGTGTCTCCGTTGGTAAAAGAATCGCTCCCAGTGTAGGTCAACACAGCCGGGTTAGCCAATGTCACCGCGCTAATAACCTGTGCGTTTTGCCGTGTTTTCCGTATGGGTGAGTGGTCGGCAAACGTCCAGCTTGTGGGGCTGGTGTACGTTAGCTTTTTTGGCGGGTATGAAGGGTGGGTGATGTAAAGCACGTTTTTTTCTTGGGCAAACTTTAACGCCTCAAGGTCTGCGGTTGCATAAGTAGTGACGATCTCCATCACCTTCTCAATAGCGCCCCCAGACGTATAGGCCGGGAATGCCGTTGAGTTAACCCCTGCAAGCTCAAACGTGTTTGCGCCGACGTTGACGTTAGCAACGATATACTCATTGTCGTTTAGGTTGGTCATTCCAGAAATATTGCCCAGCAATACACTGTCGCCATTGGCAAAGGTGTCTGCGCCGCTGTAGGTGACAACGGCGGGGTTTGCTTGCGTAATCCCGGTAATGTTTTGCGCCGCAAAGCGTACCTGACCGTTGTTCCGGTAGAACCGGATAGCGTTTTGCGTAAACTCCAGCGTAAAACTTGCACTGTCAATAAACCTGAATTTATACAGCCACGCGGGCTGATTGTTTTTTGTCTGGGCTGCGTAGTAAAACCCAGGTCTAAAGAACACACCCCCAGCGGCTTCAACAATAAAATTCCTTACCCGCCGCGCCCCTTTGTAGGTTATTTGGAGATCGTGCCTACCGTAGAATTTAGGCGCGATTTCCCCAGCGGAAAAATCCGGCTGTGATGTGTTGACGCTAACCATTAAAATAGTGCCGGGTAGTATCGCGCACGCCTAGAGAACGTCGTGCGTTGCGGTTAACACTAACTCGCCTGACTTCTGGCGGGTGCTCTTGGCCGTCAATGCCCGTCGCGTTCTTGATCAAGGTTTTGCGGATAGCCGAAAGCCGCTCAATGTTGGAATTGTTCTGCGTGATCGAGTACGCAAGCGACAGGGCAATTTCTACTGCAAGAAGCTGAATAAAAATATCATCAAAAGCCAAAACATTTTCTACATCAGAAATGTAAATTATGCGGCATACGGTAGCATCGGAATAACGCAGCATAATGCTTTTGTTTTCAAAGAAATAATCTGATGCCGCGTAAATCATATCGTCTTCATTCACTACCCGCAGCAGCCTGATAAAATCAGCGGTGACGGGAAAGGCGGCGGCGGCACCAAATAGAGGAACGGTTGAACTTGCGCTCAATTCTGCTCTTTTTATGGCAAAATTCCACGGGTGCATTCTAAGCAACATCCGGCGGTTAACGTCATACCACCGAGCGCATTTTTCCTCGGTGCTTGTCTGCGGTGAAGAAATATCCGAAACAAAACCGCCTTGGAGTAAATCCAAGGCCATGTTGCAGATGTCCGTTGATGATGTGACCGCCATTAAACCCCCTTTTCGGCCAGCAGGAAGCTACCCCCTACTGGCCGGGCGCGAAGTTTAGTTAAAAACAAAAATGCCTCTAACGCGGATGGTTCCGGCAGCGGTTCCTACCGTGGTGGCGGTAAGAGCGATGTCGTAAGAATCATCAGGGTTAGTGGCCCCAGAAAGAGAAGCCAGCGTACGAAGTTCCCCAAGCGTCAATGCCGATAGCCCGACGTTGTTTGATGTGGCAATGGTACGGGCGGACGACATATCAATAGCCGAAGCCAGCACGGTAGCGTTTACCACCGAGCCAAGGTTAGAACGGTACAAACCAAAGCCGTAAGAAGTGCCTCCAGTAATTGCTGTGTTCACCACTTCAAGACTGATAGGAATAGCGTTGGAAGGCACAGAGGCGAAAACCCGGAAGATACTTCCGTCATCGTCAGCGGCTGCTACACTAACAGTCCCAACAAGAATAAACGGCTCCGAACCAGAACCCACTTTGTAGGCTTCGGTTTTTTTGTTCGCAACAAGGTTAGCATCTGTGTATTTATTTTCTACGGGCATGGTAGTTACTCCTATGAAATAATGTTAAACGGTTGCACTAAAGACAGTTACCGCAGTTCCAGAACCAACAGCGTTAACCTTAACTCGGAACAAGCCAGCAGCCACGTCTTCAATTTCAACGTATGACCCGCGCAAGCCGCCTTGAGTGGTGGCGTTAAAGGTAATTGTGTCCGACGTTGTGGTTGTTGGAAACACACCATAAGCTGTAGCTGCAACTACAGCCAATCCCTGCATCACGTCCGTTGCGTTGGCAACACGGATGATAATAGACCCGGATGTTTGGCTAACAGATGAAAAAAAGCAGTAATTGTTGCCCGTCCCAGTAGCCGCCGGGAGAATATATGTTCCTCCGGTAGCGGTATTGAGAAGGATCAACCGTCCTGCGTGCTGTACGGCATTGAGAGTAAGAGTCGCACCAGAAGGAACAGTAGGTCTATTCTCAAGGGCTGTAAGCCTTTTGTAAATGTTAAGAGACATGGTTCATCCCTCCGTTAAGCCGTAGTCGTTACACGTTGGACTTTTTTGCCCTCGGTGCGAACCGCGCCAATTTCCAACTCAACAACCACTTGGGTTGTTTCGTGCAAATCGTTACGTTCTTGGATTTTCACCGTCATTTCTTGCGAGATACCCAGCGCAATCCCGTCTTGTGCCATAGCAATTAATTGCCGTTGGCTTGAGGCTACAGGGATAATTGGAAGCGTTGCGTTCGCAGCAAAAACAACAATATCCATGCCAAGAGCTTGGGTAATGCGGCCTTTTTCAACAACAAAGTTTCTGGAAAAATCACCAGAGGTAAGCTCATTCTCCCGCATCAAGCGTGTGTGCTCAATCCCGGTCATGCCGATTGCGATGCGCTCGTTGTCTTCAATGTCGTTGTCAATGAAGTTTTGTTTGATTTCTAATAGTTTTTCGTAGGTCAAGCCAGCGGTTGCATCAACAGTGATGCCGCCGTCGTTGGCGTATGTAAGCGTGGTTGTAAAATCTCGGCCTGTAGCAATATCCGCAAAAGCAGATTGCTGGATAATTCGGTCATATTGACGAAGAGCAGCGTTAGCAACTGCACTAGCGTAATTGTTCCTAGGGTCAGTAAGCATCCCGCGAACATCAGATTTATCGATAGGGAGAACGCAGGTAAAGCGTTTCCGGTTAAGCCTACGGCGGGTGTGTTCAATATCATCAAACACTACTTTAGGAGAACGCCCTTGCAGTTCCCGCATCTCGACGGTACCAAGGCCATCATAGGCCAAAAGGTCGCCTGTCATCATAAGTGGTTTAATGTACGGGCGATAGCGTGCGCTTTTTTGCTGCGCGGCCACATGCACCATCTCGCTAAATTGCGTTACTAATGCTGGATCAATAGTCGTCATTGGAATGCCTCATTATTGCTGGAATGGTTGAACGAAATATTTTCTATCGTCCCCGGTATCCAACAATATGGGCGGGTTATTAACCTCGTGGGCGCAAAGCGGTGTCCACTACAAAACGGCTTATAGTATAAATTTTCAGATAAGTAAACAGTTATCTTGCGGCCAGAACTCCGGCAACAGTTCCTGACGTAAACCCTAATGGTTTAATGCCAAAGCGATAAACACCCGTTATGTTAGGAACAGTTATCGAATAGGCTCCTACCGTAGTAAATGTTGTTATGGCCCCAGATGCGTTTATTACGTCAACCCAAGTAGGTGAGGCCAGTGTTGTGTTATCTTGCAGCCGTTGCAATGTGACCGTTGCAACAAAGGTGCCTGTTAACGATAGAACAAGCCCTTGGGTTGCTGATACTGGGTCGCTGTATACATCGGCAGCGGCAAGAGATGCTGCAATAAAAGTTAAAGCCATTTTAATTCTCCATTTTAAATGTTAGGCAAGTCCTAGTTTTTTATCAAATTCTCTTAGCTTGTTAATTGTTTCTTTGTATTTTGGATTGAATGGGTCTCTTGCTTCTGGTGACATCCGCAAGGCAGCAGCCTCTTTGTGTAGGTCACCAATACTGATATTGTTAACGCTTTTTGTTCCGTCTGGCAATTTCCCTTCTGCCCCATATTCTTTTCTAATTTTGTTTATCTCATCGTGCAGACTGTTGGCCATTGCAATGATACCGACAAGCGCATCTGGGTTGTTGGCGGCTTTTTGTAGGCTTGCACGGACATTTTCAGGAACGTGTTTGACAATCATATCCTCGGCAATACCTTGGGCGGCGGTGGCTTTGTCTCCAAACTGCGCTTTTAGCTGCTCGTCAAACTTTTGGTTCAGCGTCTGCTCATTGCGCTTGGCCGCATCAGTCTCTGATTTAATGTACGCCTTCCATAGTTGGTCGGCTTGCTTTTGGGGCAACCCAGCATCAAACATGAGCTGTTGGGCTAGTTTCTTGGCTTCGTCAAGGTTAGCACCTTCTGGCAAGCCTTCCACGTCGCTGAATGTGTATTTGTCGGCAGACTCTGGCCGGGCGATGTTATAATATTTGTTCCATTCCTCATCGGGGGCATCGGCGGCTGGTAAGCCAACAGGCTTTTTCCCCAACAAGGATTGGGCATTATCCAATGTTTTCCACAGGTCATCCGGTGTCTTGATTTTCTCAACCCAGCCTCGTGCCTTGTATTCTTCCGGCACGGTAAAGGACGGTGGCGGCGGTGTCTCTGCCGCAGGAGTTGTGGGCTGCACGGTGGTTTCAGTGGTCATGGTCTTGTCCTCTCGCTAGGATTAACTGGCTTCAGGCCAGCCTTCTTTTCAGCTCCTCGACGGTAGCCAAACTCTATATCAATCAAATACTCATTGCGTATAAACCCGCGCAAGTACAGGTATGCCCGGCGCAAGACAGCGTTTGCGTAGGTTTGCTCGATAGAGTCATTGACGGCAATATCTTTGTTGAACCCTGAATATTCGCACAAACAAGCAAGCACAATCTGTCCGTCGGTGGTGGCGGCAACCCTGTTGATTGCCTCTCTAAATGATTCCTCGGTAACAATTATCATTGTCCTTTAACCCTTGCTTCTGCATTGGCGGCTTTTTCTGCAATCGTTGCCAGTTGCTCTCCAGCGACTAAACCCTGTTGTTGTTGCATCTGCTGCTGCTCGGCAGCTTGTGCGGCTTCAAATTCTTCATCTGTTTTCAGAATGAAGCTAATGCCCCTGATTTTGCATATTTCATCTTGGAATTTTTTTGTGTTAATGCGTTTCATAAGTTCGGGGTTAATCTGAAAGTTATTTGCCGCAATAGTTAAAACTTCAATCATGGCTCGGTATTGTTCGGCGCTGTAAGCAAGAGCCGCCCGTGTCTTGTAGTTTATTTTGTATATATCCTTACCTTCGGCCAGTTTTTTTGCAATGCTGTCCGGTAAGTATTTCGGTGTTCCGCCTTCTCTGATTATTCTGGCTTCTTCCTCGGTGCCTTTGACAACACCAAATTTGCCTTTTCTGAACAACAGCGATACGCCGCGTTCAATGACTTGCTGCAATATTTGTATCTGCCTATTGAACAACGCAGCCAATGACGCAACCTTTGCTTGATCTCGTATCTGGGCTTCGCCTAACGTCATTTCGGTAGAGTTGTTTAGGTCAAGCAATCGGTCAATGTTAAAATGCTGTGAGATAGATTCGCGCAGTTGCTCTAAGCGTTTTTCTGCCCACGGGATATTAGGAGGGCTGCCAATGTCAAATACCGGGTTGCCCGTTATGTTGCCGCTTGAGTTAAAAACACTGACTGTACCTGCACTAAAATCTATGCTTCCACCGCCAAAGTCGCCATCGCTCATTACGCCCTTGGGCATGTCTAGGATTTTCTCGGTGGCAACAATCAGGGCTTCGCGCAACGCATTTGCTTCCCGAATGTCTGGCAGTGCATCCATTGCCGGGCTGCGTCCCATATCTTCATAGGAGAGCTTTGACCAACGCCCGATAGCAATAGGTAGCTCCCAGAACCCATCTTCTTTAAGCAAATGGCAATCTTTATAGCTTAGATGACACCCATAGAACGGCATAGACTTCTGGCCTTTTTCGGCCTCTTTTTTGTCGCGCTTCTTGACGTGAAACAAAACCGGGAACATCTCATCGGTTTTGCCGCCTTTGTAAGCGTCCTGAATGAGTTTGCCGCAATTCTCTATCCCGTACTCACCGACAATCCGCTCAACGCTCCACTCAAAGAAAACATTAAACCCGATAACAACACCGCCTTTGCCCGATATTGGGTAAATCTCTTTAACGGAATAAGGGCTAAAAAATAAATCCGACTTTTCCCCGTTTTCGCTGCCGACACCGCTAGTACCGAAAACAATCTGATCGTACATATACGCATCAAGGGATGCGGCAAGATTGGCTCGTGGATCGTCAAAGGCTGCGTAAGAAATTTTATTTAAATCGGTAAAGAATTTCTCTGTGCCCTCGTCTTCCTCATCTACCGGGGCTAAGTCAAAAACATTACCCGCAGAACCCGGCCACAACATCCCCAGCAATGCCGCCGAGGATATTTTAGCCGCCGCCGCTCCAGTGGCATCAAAGATGCGATCAACAAGAAATTCACCGTTTGACGGCTGTCCGGTAAAGTTCTGGCGGTTCATGGCGATATACTCGCCAAGCACCTGATACATATTATCAAAGTTAGAACGCCGTGACTTTGCAGCGTCAAATTCTTTTTTGATCTTGGTGTAATCCATTTAAGCAGTTACCCGCTTTAGGAATTTACGCCGCTGTTCGTCGTCTTCGGTGATTGCCGGGGTTACAGGGCGTACTTTTTGTGCCCCCGCTGCGGCTGCATTTTCGAGGTTAGCTTGATCTTGTGCGGCTTTATCCAGCTCTTGCCGGGCAATTACTTTTTGCTGTTCGCGCAGACGTTTTTGCTCTTCTTCAACAGAGGTGCCGCCGCCACCGCTAAAAAGCTTGGTACCAATACCGCCTAATGCCGCCGTGGTATTTTTTGCCATGTGCTTTCCCCTTAGTTTGAATTGCTATATCACAACTATTTTATTTTTAGAATAGATTAAAATTATCGCAAGCTTCCCAGCTTGGGGCGTGTTGGGGTAATAATTTTATTCTGTGTGCTGTAAAGAACTTGTTTCTTGGCAATCAATCCTTGTTGCGGTTGAACCTTATATTCCATTGCCTGTGCAAGATACCGCCATGCGTCGCTTGCGTCTGTAGCCCAGTTTTGCATAGGATTAGGCTTAAACGTCAATCTATTTTCGTCATACTCATAAGCATAGTGCATCATTGCGTGCAGTCCATTTGAGCACGCCTTGGAATCAATCCATGCTTCTTTGAGTAGTGAGCGGCCTTTTTCAATCCCGGCTTTAACCGACAACATGGGTAGAATCTTGTTAGGATGACCAGAAAGGCGTAGTTGCTCACTAATTGAGCCTTTCATACCTAACCGCTCGTGAACCCCATCGTGGGGCAGGTAATGCATCCCGTAGAGGTATCCCTTGCCGTTGAGCACTTTTGCCAGCTCTTCAATGTCTGCATCTGCTCCAAATGCCTCGTAGTAGTCAAACACCCGTACTTGCTGCCCCACCATCTGGGCAAACCAGATACAAGTGCCATGCTGCTTGCCTAAGTCCCACGCAGTGATGACGGGAACACCTGCCTTGTACGGAACATCGGTAACACGTCCGGCCTCTCGTGCACGCTCAATGTACACGCTGTAAATTGTGCCGCTGTACCGGGTATCAGGCTCCCCCTCCCAAACGTGGGCATAGGCAATGGCATCATCACGTTCTAGCCTTATGCGCTCGTTGTTAAGCGTTTCACTAAAGTTCGGATTATCGCGCCATGAGACTTTCTTGACGAAGGCGTTGTCTGGCTTGTTAACAATAAACCGTTGATACGTTGGGTCGGTGACGTTCTTGGTGTTAAAACTAATCCATATTTGAGAACCGTTTTTCCGGATGGTGGGCAATAGTGTTTCATAGGAATGCTCGCTTGTGTTTTCTGCTTCTTCAATCCAACAGATGTCCACGCCTTCGGTGGATTTAATCTCGGTTGCATTGTACTTTAATCCCTTGAACATAATTTCAGTGCCGTTCAGGGCTTCAATGGTGGCCTTCTTAATGCGCCAGAAGCTTTCAAGATTGTACTGCTGTATTAAATCGCTGAACAGTTTGTGCACCGAGGTTTCAATGCTTTTTTGCAGCTCGCGGGTGGCAAGGATGCGTAGCTTGCTTTGTGCCCCCAGTATCAAGAGCGCACGTGCAAAGCTGTGACTCTTTGCGCCGCCGCGCCCCCCATAATAAACCTTATAACGATACTGATTGTCGAAAAGCTCTTTAAACGCCCTCGGAATGTTTATCCTTGTTTCCACCTAGGATGCTTGAGCAAATTTCTTGGATTTCTTCGCCTTAGCCAGCAATGCAGCGGCTTCCTCGGCTTCTTCCTCTTCCTCTTTGCGCTCTAAAACTTTCTTCACAGCACGTTTTAAGGCTTCCATTTTTCCGGTGAGAGAACGATACGCGGAAAGATTTTCCGGCAAGCAAGCATTAGATACTGCCGTCTGAATCAGCTTTTGGAACTCTTCATCGGCTGGAGCTTCTTTGCTTTTCTTCACTTCCACAATCTGGCAGGTGTTCCAGGCGCGGTATTTAGGGTTCTGCCCTTTCAGTCTATCATTGAGGAAAGCGTGCTGAATGACAGAGCGGCATTCTTCAGGGGTGCTAATTTCAGAAATAAGCAAAAAATCTTCTTGATACGGCTCCAAATACGTCGAGCTTCCCTCGCTTATGAACATTTCCCCGGCAACCGTTACAGAATTTGCCATAAATTCCCCCTAATGTTTTGCCTTTTAATTGTTTTTAACACGGCTGTCAACTTAATCAAATGTAACTTTGATGGAATGCTGAACAGGGCCACCGTCTTGCCCGGTCAAAGTAGTATCTGTCCGTTGTAATTTTGGGATATGATACTCAATCACGCTTTGAAACAGCTTAAACGCTTCTGCCGGGTCTTTTTCAGCGACTCGTTCGAGCCAGCCTAGCAATCTGTGTGCGTTTCCGTCCACAAGCTCTGCAATCGCCTCTCTTGCTTTAGCAGTAGATTTATTCGGTAAACCCGGAGGTCTTCCGGGACCGGGTTTTGGGTTCGGGTTTCCACTTCTTGCCATATAGTTGTTATAGCTTGTTTTTTAAACAACTGCAACACTTAGTAGCTTATCTGTTATACTTAATCACAAACTATTGTTTCCCCACAACAATATATTTTTAAAAAACCTATTGACAGGTGACTAAGTCACCGCTATACTGTTTTCATAGACGGCAATCAAGCCGACAGACGAAGAAATAAACATCATGGCCTACATAAGCCAAGAGCGCAAAAAACAGATGCAAGCAAAGATTGCTCCTTTACTCAAAGAGTACGGCGTTAAAGCAACTCTTTCTATTGAAAATCATTCGGTACTTAACTTGAATATTAAAAACGCGTCGTTAGATTTTATTGGCAATTACAACGAGATTGCTAAAAAATT